GTTCGATTTTCGGTAGCATCTTTTGGCACGGTGATAACTTTATTTCCAGTCTGGAAGTCGGGAAAACCGACCCCAGAAATATGATCAATCCACGCCGGGTAAAACTGGCGAAGAAGATCAGAGGGAAACAAAGAGTACAGATCACGAGTTATCCCAATTTCGCATTGGAATTTGTTGGTAGCGCTGGCGTCACGTGCTTTTTGCAAAGTCGTTGCGCCAGGACCCCAATAGGCAGATTCGACGAACTCCTCGAGATTAAAGCCGCCCAAAATGCGATGGATTTTCCGACCGACTGCTTGATGCAGGCGGACGACTTGACCCCGAAACTTAGGGTCAAGTTCCAAAGCACGAAAACGGCTGTTAGTATGCTTACAGAAAAGTTCAAATTTTTCGAACTTCTCATTCGCAACGGCATCCAACTCATAGCCAAGGTTATCAAAATCCTTGAACTTTGAGAGGAACTTAGTCGCGGCGTAAGCACCCCTAAGCTCTTCTACTTTCTCGTAGTCGAGCGGATTGAAGGCGAGTTTGGCAAGCTGATCATGCTCGTTATTTCTAAAGAGCAGGTCAACCGTCAACGCACGCGGACAATCTAGGGCCTCGAGGTACTTCGAAATCATGCCGGAGGAAACCTCCGGTGCCACTCGAAAACTGCGAGAGGCGTTCAGCGCTTCTCTATCATGCTTCTTAGAAGACATGGATCCTCCTGGAGTTCCACATGGTTGTTATTCGAACCTCACCAGACGCCCGCTCCCCATTTCTATGAAGAGTGTAGCGTTTATGATGCGGAATCGAATCCCCAAACTTTCAGGGAAGGCTCGTGATACAGCTCTCTTCACGACGCACGCGATCAGGCGCTCTTTATCATCGCTGTGCAGACGAGAAAACTCTGCAGAAGCGATGAGAGCGCCTAACATACGTGCGTATTGAAGCTCTATATCAAAAACCGTTTTCCCACGTGTACCATCAACAGCAAAAGCCTTATCCATTCTTACCTCCCACCGAATTACTCGGAATGCCAACCAGACCAGAGTCTTTCGACTCAGATCGAAGTTGACGGGGGTCGAGAACGGATGTCCGATTGGAACGGTCTAAAGCGCGTTCGCAGGATAAACAAATGTAACACCTGCAGTCCGCGCGTTCTGACAACTCCAAAACAGATCCCTCGAGGTGGTTAGGGTTTTCACCCTTGAATTCACCACGCTCGAGATAGGCCTCCGCGACTCGTGTTTCAGAACGCGCTATTGTCTTGAAGAGGGGTTTAACCTCCGCAATCATTACACACGCGTTCAGTTTCTCGAGTAGCGCCAACTCTCGTAGACGGAGGAGCGCATTCCCACCCCGGTTTTTCAGGGCAGAATGTATCTCCTTTTCCATTAGAGTTGATGTCATCCCTAAGTCTAGGGTACGACGCTGTCGACGAGGCTCCACAACCAACGTGAAACAACTACTGCCAGCCGGGAATTCCCGAAGGAACTCCTTAAGCTGGTCGTACGTTACATGAAAAGTTGCAGGCTTCGTTTTCATTCGTCTATCCTTTCAAAGGTATATGACATTCGAGCACCGGACTAATATAGTCCGGAAGATCTAGGGAAAATCCCTAGGTTATCAAAACCGTTCGATTAGAACGGCTGCTCGAAGCTGTTAACAGCGGCCACGAGCGGCGACCCGGTAGAATCGGTCGGCGCAGCGTCGGACGCTTGGATGGTGGTAGCGAAAAGGGACCGCGCATAGCTGAACAGGCGAGCCCGTTCAGCAATCGAAGACCTT